GTCTTGCCATATCTTTCTCCAGGCGAAAACTAATAAATGGATGCGACAAAAAAACTTTCGACCAGCTAAACTGGTTTGGCGAAGACTATTGGAATAAAAAAAGACCCCGAGTTAGCCACACCAACAACAAATGGGACAATTCTATTCCCTGAATAATCCCAAGTGCAGTACAGCTTTGCATATCTCGTCGAGACTCCGCCAACGTCCATTCCAATATTATTTATCAACATGTAGTCGCCTGTATCAACAGGAGAAAATGCGGTCCAGCTTGACTGTCTAGTCCCCTGCCCTGTAGGTACAGATCCGAGAAACGTCCAGCTTGTTATGGTTCTTGTAAATTGGGCGCAAGGGTTTCCGATATCAAGTAACAACTTAGGGGTACCGTCCCACAATCTCAGGCCGTAGTCCGAGACTTCTCTTGCTTGAAAGGCGGCCACAAAGTAGCTACCAACCCCATCGACCACGAAAGAAAACCCTGTCCAGTTTCCAGGCGATCCATTGATAGTCGTATAACTATAAGTGCATGATGCATCTGGCCTTACGAATACCAAGGGGGGTTCATCTGTCGTAATCGGAGGGGAAAAAGCAGCGCCGCCGGAATACCTGCCGCGCTGCAAAACTACCAACCGAGAAAACTCAGAGTCTAAAGTAACTACATCACTGTTGTTTTTGAACTCCAGACCATACTGCATTCACCTATACCTCATAACTAGAAGTCGCTGAGTTCCTTGTGCACCATATGCATCTGCAGGTGCAGCTCTGTTTTTGAAAAAAACAACCACACCATCTTGAACAACCTGCGGCTCAAATTGCACCGCATATGCATTTTGGGCGCTTGGGTCTTTCGGGTAGGCCCCTGTCGGTATGCAAATCGCGGAGTGGGTAGTTGGACTAACGCCTGGTATTGACACGTTAACGCCGGGATAGGCGGTTACAGATATCAAGGCAGAATATACAACCCTAACAGTGAATGAGTCTGGTGTTATCTCTGGCACATTTTCAGGCGCCCATGTCCAAATTCCATATTCAGCCATTACGAAAGTCTCCCCACCATTACGCGGCGATAATCGTTAGCGTCATATACAGAGATCCCGTCGTTGTTCAGTAACGATGATCCGCCTGTTCCAGCGCTGCGCAACGTGAACGTCCCCGCCTTAACATTGATCTCCAACAGCGGCCTGCCTTTGGAGTCGACTGCCTCGGACCTCAGCGTCATGCCCAATACAATGTTCTGGATGAACGCCGTATTGATCACCGCCTGATTGATGAAGACCTGCCCACCGCTCACCACAAACGGGGTGATCAACTGGCCACTGACTTCGTCAACAATCGAGAAGCGTTGAGCAAACGCGATGATCTCGGAGGTATCGCCGTCGGAACCCAGCGAGAGCCCGGCCATTACCTTCTTGCCGCCGACGGTGGTCTGGGCCTTGATTGTTGTCATCGCTGAGACTTTGCCGTCGGTAGTGGCCTGGGCCTTACTGACGAGCTGCACGGCTGCCGAGTTTTCACCGACACCCGCCTTGAGGGTTTTGATTTCCTCGGCGGTCGCAGCCTTGTCAGTAGCCACAGCGGTTTGCACGGTAGTGATGCTGGCCGCATTGTCCCGCACCTTGGCCTCGACGATGTCGGTCCGCTGCGACTGGGCAAAATCCCGCTCAGCAATCGCGGACATCAACGACCAAGCGCCGGCGGACGAAGTACTGTCTCCAGCACTGCCCTCCTCCGAACCGGCAGAGTCGGACTTCACCAGCGCATAGACACCTTCCAAGCGCTCGGAGGTCGCCGTGACCTTCCCATCGACCTCTTCGATAGCGGCCTTGTTCTTGCTGATCTCCAGGGCCATGGCCGCGTTGGTTTCGGCGATGGTGCCCAAGTTGAACCAGTAGCTGGCGTTCGGCGGTGTAGTGTTGACCGGTACCGCCGTCGTTGCCTGGAACAGCTGCTGGCCAACACGCACCATGTCGCCCTTTGTGTAGGTCTTGGTAGGCACATATTCCAAAGCATCGACCACTTCAGAGATCAGGTCTTCCAGCTCCTGCTTGGCCTTCTCCAGGCGATCATTGACCGAGCCAGGGCCATCGCCAGTGATCAAGTCGATCTCCTCACGCAGGCTCTGGTACAGCGCTCCCTTGCCGATCTTCTCGGCGAAGTACTTGTCGTACTCGGTCTGGTCCGAACTGGCCCGGCCATTCACCGCGCCGGGAATCGGGTAGAACGGCCCGACGTTGCCAGTACGGTCCACCAGGCGGGCCCAGAAGTAGAAGCTCGCACCCGCCAGGATGTTTTGCATCTCGTGCTTGGCCTGCGGATAGCTGAAGTCGCTCAGCTTGGTCGCTGTGCCCAGGTCCGGTGATTGGCTGTACCAGAGTTCCGACCGCTGTGTGTCCTCCGCACCAGATGGAAAGCCCCACTGGATACCGATGCCATAGACCAAGCTGGTGGTGGTCAGGAACGCAACCGCCGGCGGAAGGCCGACCTTCCCTTCCAGATTGGTCAGGTTCGAGCTTTTCCAAATCGAAGAGATCTCGAAGGCGCTCACCGAGCGCGCCCGGGCCACGTAGGCGCCCGAGTAGATGCCGGTGACGTCGACGCTGGTCGATCCCGTGCGCTGCAGCTTGATCCAGTTGCCGCTGTCCTTGCGCCACTCCACGTCATAGGCGGTCGCGCCATTCACGGCAGGCCACGAGATGTTCATGGTGCTGATGGCGATGCCCTGGTTCACGGCGTAGCTGGATGTCAACGTGACACTGGCCGGTGCCGGTACCACGGTGATAGGCACAACGCTGATTGGCCGCTCCTCCAGCCGGGCACCGGTGTCGATGTGCGCGAACTTGCTCGGGTCGTACTGCACGGCCGAGATTTCGAACACGCCAGGCTCTGGCCGGGAAACGCTTGTCACCCGGTACAGCGGGATCGCCAGGTCATCAGCGTCGAGTGCCCACACCAGTTCGCGCTCAGGCGACACGGAGTACGCCGTGGTGACCGTGAGCTGCCGACCGCTGACCAGTTGCACGGTGCGCCCCTCGCACTTGCCGTCGGGCAGGTTGAGGATCAGCCGGTCACCGGGCTTGGCCTGGGTGTCGCGGTCCAGGGTGATAACCTTGCCGTTCACTGCCGAGATGCGCCCGCCCACCGGCCGGCCCGCGAGCAGTTCGTCAGCGATCGGAACTACGTAGCCAGGCAGCGGAATACGACCGTCCAAGCCAACCTTGAAGGTGACAGCCCGGTCCTTGGAGTTGGTGAGCAGCGCCCATTTGCCGCGGCGCTGCGCCTCCGACTCACGCGTGCAGCCGATCGCACTGATCTCCAGCGGGTTGTCGCCGTAGCGCCGCTGCAGCTTCTGGTCTGTCACTGCGGTGACGTCGGTGTCGTAGTTGTTCGCCGGGTTGTCGTAGCTGACAAGAGCCCGGCTGTAGCGGGTGCGTTCTGATGCGCTCGAGTAGGTGAACTTGCCATCGATGACGTTCGCCCGGGTGTAGGCGAAGTCGAAGTCAGTGGCGCGCGGCATATCCGACAGAGTGAAGACCTGACCCTGTGCCCAATAGGTCATGCCCCGGTAGACCGCCGAGATATCGCGCAGAAGCGACCAGGCATCGGCCTTGCTCTGCAGATTCAGGTTGCAGATGAAGCGCGGCTCCTGGCCCCCCTTCCCGTCCGGCACCAACTGGTCGCAGTACTGCGAGATGCGGTAGAGCTCCCACTTATCGACCATCCACGGCTTGATGCGGCGGCCCAGGCCGAAGCGATCGGCCGTGGTGATGTCGTAGGTCATCCAAACCGCGTTATCGGTCCAAGCCTGCTTGAAGGTGCCGTCCCAGATGCCGGTGTATGAACGCGACACAGGGTCGTAATTGCTCGGAACCTGCATTTTCTTGAGCTTGGTCTCGACGGTCACCGCCGGAATGCTCCGGAACTGCTCAGCAGAAAACTCGATGTAGAGCAGCGCGGTGTTCGGGTACCGCAACTTGGCGTCGATCACCTCAGTGAAGCCGGCGATCTGCATCGTGTCGGAGATTTTGTTGTTGTTCTGGTTGATCGTCAGACGCGTGATGCGCATCAGCCAGCCAGAAGTAGCCTTCGGCAAATCGATGCGGCGGGTGCGCTCGTACACACTGGTGGTCTTACCGTCGACAGCCTCGCTCAGCACCTGCTGGTACGCGCCGCCGTCGGTTGCCAGTTCAACCTTGCACTCAATCCGGTACCCGTTGATGTTGCCGCCGGCGTCCACAGACTGGAGCGCTGGCCAGGCGAAGCGAACCCGCACAGCCGAAAGCTGGACGTTGTTGATCGCACGAACCCACGGAGTACCACTACGCAGTTCGGTGCTGATGGTGGTTTCGTTCTCTACCGACGGGATCCCTTGGATATAGGTCTGATCCACCGCACCGGTGCGCCACTCCCACTTCACGTTCGGGAAGTTCATGTTGCCCTGAGGGTCTTGCAGAGGGGTGTTATCAAGGTAGATATCCTTGGCGGTTGGCGTGCCTTCGAACTCACCCTCCCCAATAGCGATCAACATTTTTGCGATGGCAACGGAGCGCAGGCTGTCCGGGGCCTCAGTTGGCGTTTTTGGTTTCTCTTCGCCGCCCTTGGCGCCGTGGATATCAATCTTGCGTGCTGCGCCCATGCTTTTCTCCAGGCAATAAAAAACCGCCTCATGGGCGGCTGCGGTGCTTCAGGTGTTGGCTACATCTGGTCTTCGGCGTAGATAGCGGCGCTGATGATCGCGCCTCCTACCCGCCGCTTGCCGTAGCAGAGCGGTACCGGGTTACCGGATGCCGTGGTGTTCTTGGCGCTGCCGAAGGCGTAGCCGGGCGTGTTCTCTGGCGCAGCGCTGGTCTTCAGACCACCAGCCTGGGGGCTGAGCAATTGGATCACGCCTCCGGCGACAAGGCCGATACCGCCAGAAATCATGGCTGCGCCTATGGGGGCTGCAAGGCCGAAAGACATTCCGCTAACAATTATGCCGGCCACAATCATTACTGCGCCCACTATCGTTTGAAGCACGCCGGCGCGCTTGCTACCGGTAATTACTGGAGCGATACGGATATCTCCCGACCCTTCAAAGCCCAGTTCTTTTTCTTCAAGGTTTTTGCTTCCTCGAAACAGTGCGAACTCAATCCCTCTCGACTTCGCATTAGAGATAAACCGCTCAAAGCCTGGGATCTGAACACAAAGCGCTTTGATGGCCTCGGCAGGCGTTCGCACTGCAAGGCGAAAAAAACGCCCGAACTGGCGAAGCTGCCCATAAAGCAAGATCGTAGTCATGGGTTGATATTCGATAGCGAGTGCTGCCATTGCTTTTCTCCAGATGTTAAAAAGCCGCCTCTTGGGCGGCTACTTTTTTCGCTCGGCCTTACCTAAATGCAGGTCTTGGCGGAGTCTTTCCAGCCGTTGGTTCCAGCCCAATCCATGGGGAGAAAGACCGTGACCATGGAGCCACCTTGCGATCGATCAATAACCGCAAGCGCAACCACCCCAGTAAAAGCTGTCGATGCAGAAATCTTGTACCCGGTCTCCGTCTCGATGGAGCTCGTTGAAGGATTGATTTCCTGCCATTTTGGCCCAAGGCACCGAGCATATTGCTGCGGAGTCTTCTTTGACTGAGCAGAGAATGACGGGCGCCCCTCCTGCATCCCAGATGTCGAACACCCCGCCAGCATCGCCACCGCTACCGCCGCTATCAAAATCCGCATGTCGTTCCCTCGCTCTAAAAGTTGCGACTGTATCATTGGCTCACCGAATTCAAGAACGCCGTCTACGCTGGCACTCAATCAATACATCATCTGGGGAGAATTGGAGCTTGGGAATACATCGCTTTTACCATGTGGACCGCGGGCAAGGCCTGACTGAGGGCCAGATAATTGAACTAGATAGCCGAGGGCTTTCAAGGTTTGGTTCTATTTACTGGGATGCCATCTGCGCCAAGCCATTCGACAGCTTGACTGCCGCGGAGCAGCGAGAGTTTCTACTGGAGCAAACAAGATCATTGCCAGTTTTTAACGAGCATCGCCGCTCTCGGTTTCAATCGATGTTCGCCGCGCTTTCTATTGAGGATGCAAAACGTTTTGTGGACACGATCCAACCGAGACCGGAACGGGCACCAATCTTTGAGGTTTTTGCATCGTCATTTTGCACGCTCGACATGAATTGGCTTGATTATGCTTCAGATGTGGATACCAGCATCCAGAACCGACGAAGCTACTGGTATGCCGAGATTTCTAATCACAACCCCGAAACAGGTGATCGAAAGGCTCCCTTGCTGGAAGTCCTCCTGGAGTTGCCAGTTAGAGTCGGAAAAATTGTAGCGTGGGTCTGAACCTGGCTGGGCATCCAGCGTGGATGGAATGCCAGTAACGCCAAAACCGTACACGATAGTAGCCTCGGCCTTTACGAAATGGACTTTCAGAGGACCGAGCATGAACGACCCCCAGCAAGCTCTAGAAAAAATCGACGAACTGATTCGCGCAGCACGCGCCACGGATGATCTCTTCTCGCGCGCAGCAGCGTTCTCCGCAGTATCGATATTGGTACAGCGACTGGACGATTATTTTGAAGAGAATGCCTCCTACGCTGGCGAGAACGTAGAGCGACTTCGGTTCCACTCGGCAGCGATGCTGGGGTACGACATCACGAACGGTCACGGAATTGAGGAGCACCATGTCTGGGCGCTGAGCGCTATCTCGGCGCTGAATCATGTACTCCATAAACTCAAAGCATAAAGGATTTCCCCAGTCCTACGCCTGCAAGCCCAAGGACTGGGATTGCGCCAATTTCGGCGCGTTTATGACCTGGAGGTCAATGTGAGTAATCAACTACCAAAGGATCCAGATAACGCAGGGTCCGTACTCGGCTGGGGTGTTGTCCGAAATTCTCCATGGAGTCTTCACGGCGTTTTCTCGAGCAAAGATGAGGCTGAATCCCAAGCGACGACCGCGGGTGATGGCTACGTCGCGGGGTACGGATCTCACAGGCTCGGAACGGATGATTTCATCTTCTCCGATCTAGATCGCTGATTTCATCGTGATTGACCCGGGGCCAGAGATTTTTTTCGCCTTCAGCCCCGGCTTCGCGGTATAGCTTCTGTCGTAACCATCACCACCGGGCCCAACTTTGCCCTTGAAGCTCAATCGGTCGATTTCGGTATCGCCGTCTACAATGGCGACAATCACCTCGGCGCCGCAAAGGCCCTCGCTTGAGCTGATAAATAGATCTCGAATATTCAGTGTGTAGCGCTGGCTGGCTTGCATAGCTCACCCTTGCGGCTCCGCCGCGTCATGTTGGTTGTTTTGCATCTTTGTGCCTGAGGATCAGGCGCGTTCGGTCGTGCCAGGGCCCGCCATAGACGATGATCTCGGACGGCCTGCCGTACAGGTGGTGAAGAAGAAATGGGCCAGGCCCGAAGGCGCCCGACTCTTCACCAGGTAGCGCTGGATCAGTGCCCAGGTAGATCCCGGCGTGATTCGGGTGAACCGTCCGCCCGACATGCATTACGATCAGGTCGCCGCGCTCTGGCCGGTCGACTCGCACAAAGCCGGCTGCCTCGTAATGTTGCTCGTACAGACTGGCGTTCTCCGCACTCTCCCACCAGCCATCGGTGCGCTGATAGTTTGGCAGCTCAATGCCCATCGCCCGCATGTAGAAATCTCTCACGACTGCAAAACAGTCCCATGCGCCGTGCACGAACGGACGCTTGAGCAGCGGCGTACTTCCCGTTGGCGTAATCGTGCGCAGGTCGCCCTCGGGCCAGCTGAGAATGTGCCAGGGCAAAGCCGTGGCTTCGCACATGGCCAGGTCATGAGGTGAAGGTCTGCTGGTTGCGTCAGGGTGTGAATGGACAATGCCAATCACCTCCCCCATGTCTTCCGCCGCGGCGTAGTCTTCGGGATCAAGCCGAAACTCTTCGTTTGGCTCCGTGGCGATGTTCCTGCACGGGAAGTACTTCTGCGCCCGCCCTACAGCCAGCAGCAGGCCGCAGCACTCTTTCGGGTACTGCGCCGCCGCATGCGCCTGGATGGCCGCAATGATGTGTTTACGCATGGTCAGCTCCGGGCTATGAGGGACACAGCTGGATATCCACCGTGACTTAGCTCTTCGTTTTCGCCGAAGCGCAACTTGCAGGACGACAAGCAGCCTTTGCATTGATCCTTGGCGGGGTCATCCGTGGGGTTGTCTTCGTCATCGAACATCGCTGCGCCGGTGTATCCGCAATCCGGCCCGCGATAACCACCTGTCATGCTCCAGTGGCAAAACGTCGTCATTTGGCGCCCTGGCAGCCCGTGATTATCGATCTCGCCCGGGGAGGACAGATCCCAGACCACCGCCTCGCCGTCCTCGCTGGTTTTCTGGTCGATGTACCAAATCTCCAGTCCTTCCTGCGTCGGATCGGCCGTCGGATTTCCCTCGGGGAAGTTGGCCGCATCCAGGTACTGGGCCAGGGTCTCGCGAACCGTCAGCTTAAATTTCAGCAGGTCCTCGAAGGCCAAGCACAAGGCTGTGATCCGCCCATTGACGTTGCCCGCAGCGAACGTCGGCCGAGACGCCGTGCCGTCGCTATTAGAGGCGATGCCCTCGATCTGCACTGGCCAGGCTGCGTACTCGGCGCCTTGCCACCAAATCGACTTGGCCGGCAGATCCTCTTCCGAATGCTCGTAGGCCACCAGCTCCTCGGGCGTGTGCGGGATGGCGTGACCGTGGAAGCGCAGGTAATCCGCGCCGTATTCGGTCCCGTCAATTTCGAACAGGCGAATTTCGGCGCCGGGCTCCAGTTTCTGGATGTCCGTGATCAGTGCCATGGGTGGTTATCTCAGGGTGAAAAGGTTTGTTCGAAGGTCGCGGTGATCGCGTAGACCTGGCCGCCGCGGTGCACTGGCTTGTAGCCGTTGCACTTGTAGAGGCCCAGGTCGCCCAGGGGCGGTTCCCAGAGGAAGCCCCTTGCACCCTTGTGCCGGTCGATGAAGTCCATGATGTCCTTGATGCGGCTCTTCATGCCGGTGAAGGTGACCGGCCAGGACTGGGATTTGTTGTTGATCCCGTCCTCGGTGGACTGCGCGTAGCCATCGGCAAACTGCTTCGTGCGCACGCGCTGTTTGATATCACCCTCGACGCCCTTTTCAGTGGCCCAGGTGAATCGCTCGATTGCCATAAATCATCCTTTTACGTTTCGGCTGCTCACGCCGCCTTGGCGCCAAGACTTGGCGATCTCTTCTGTTGCGATTTGCCGGGTGCGCGACTCCATGTTGCGCTGGAACAGTTCGGCGTCGAACTCGGCCCCGTCTGGACGGCCGGCTTCCTGATCCGTCAGGATGATCGGCATGCTGAGGCTCAGGTTTACCCCGCCGCCACCGCCGCCCACCGCAGAAACACCCAGCTTGCCGTTGGCAGTACGGGTCAGCGGCATGATTGCCTCATCGCCCGCCTCGCCCATAACCCCTGTTTTGCCGCCCGCCATGCCGAACGCAGTTGGTTTGCTGACGATCGAGTTGGTGAAGGCGCCGCCGTCAGCGAACATCTGCACGCCGCCAGACCATGCGCCGCCCTTGGCCTGAATGCTGCCGGGAGTGAAGTTGGATAGGTCGGTGCCGGTGTAGCCGGCCTGACTTGCCCCGCCAGAACCACCGCCGCCACCGAAGTAGCTGGCCGTTGCGCCAACCAAGCTGCTCAGCAATGCCGAACTCGCCTGGCGCGTAGCAATGCGGGCCATGTCCGCAAGGATCGACTTAGCGAAGTCCGAGAACGATGCCTTGCCGGTCATTGCGAAGTTTACTACCGCGTCCTCCATGCTGCTGAAGGCGTTGCCGAACAGGCTTTTGGTCTGGCCGGCAATGTTCTTCGCCGAATCCAGATAGTTGGCCCAGGCCGACGTCGCGCCCTTCGTCCAGTCGCCCTGAGCGTTCTCCACGTCCGCGTAGTTCTGCCGGATTTGGTCGGTCGCCGCTTTGTTCGCGTCTGCGAGCGCCTGCGACTTACGCTTGAACTCCTCCTCCGACATGTTGCGCGACGGGTCTGATTTCTGGTTGGCCAACTCCAGCGACTGCTGAGCAAACCGGTCTTGCTGGCTGTTCAGTTCGCCATTGAGTGCGTTCTGTCGGTCACCCTGGCCCACGCCGAGAACTGCGCGCTGGCCGGCAAGCTCCAGGGCTCGCTGTTGCTGAGCCAGAGCCTGCACGTAGGTGGTGATTGACCGCTCCTGCTTGGCCAGGCGCCCGGTCTCGTTGGTAGCCAACACCTCAAGCTGGCTGTCGGCCTCCTTCTGCGCCTTGACCATCCCTGCGCGCGCGTCAGCTATTTTCTGGTCCAGCTGTATGCTTTGCGCGGCCGTAGTCGCCTTCTTGCCCTTGGTGGCTTCCAGCGCTGCGATCTCGGCCTCATAGGCCGCGGTCACCTCATCACGCTGGTTGCCGATCAGGGCTTCGCGTTTCAGCGCATATTCGGCCTGAGAAATAAGCCCGGACTTCTCCGCCGCGTCCAGTTGCTTCTGCGTGTTTTTGTATTCATCAACGATAGACGCCAAGTTGTTCTTGGCATCGTTGAAGCCGGTCAGGTCGACCTGGGTGCCGGCGGCTTTGGGGTCTTTGAACCTGTCGTTGATATTGGAGATGTTTTTGTCGATTGCCGATTGATCGAGCCGCGAATCCTTCGGATCAACCTTCCGGATATCGTCAAGTTGCTGCTTGTAATCCTTCAGGGCCTCGGCGCGTTTCTGCTCGTTGGTCAGCGAGGACTTTGTCAGCGCATCGACCTTCCCTATCGCAGTGATGGCGGCTTGCTGGGACTTGGCTTGATCGCTGTCGTATTGAGCGATGTCCGCCTGGGCGGCCTTCTCATCCTCGAGCATGTTCAGGCGATTCTGCCGGTACTCAATCAATTCCTTCTGGTTTTGGAAAAGTCCGATATTTCCCTTCTGCGCATCGATCAGGTCGCGGCGAGCCTGCTCAATGTCTGCACCAATGTCCGGCCGGCCGATGTTTTTGAGATTATCGGCAGCACGCGCAACGGCGTTGTAGCCTCGCTCCCAGAAACTCAGGTTTTCGAGAATCTTTGGCGTGCGCTCGTTGATTGCATCGGCGTACGACTCTGTGGCCAGCTTCACGGCGCCGGCGTGATCGCCCTGCTGCTCCAGTGCGGCAATCTGCGAATAAACCGAGGCTGTCAGGTAGTGGTACTGATCGTTGAGTGCAGCAGATGCCGTTACCGGGTCGTCTGCCAGCTTAGAAAACTCGGCGACCGTCTCGCCCACGGCCTTACCGGTGGCTTCCTGCATCGACACGGCAGCCTGGGTGATACCCGTGAAACTGTCGCCGGCGATCTTCCCGTTGTCGGCCAGCAGCGCCAGTACGGCGGCGGCCTGGCCGGTGGTGCCGACTGTTGCGCTCACCTGCCGCGCCATATCGCCGAGTTGGCCAGCACTCACCCCCGCGTAGTTACCGGTAAGGATCAGCGATTTGTTGTATTTGTCCTGTTCTTCACTGCCCTTGTAGTAGGCAACTGCCAGGCCGCCCACTGCGGCGGTGGCCAGAGCCAGCGGCCCCAGGATGGCGAGCAGCCCGGCAGCGCCTGCTCCAGCCCCGGCACCTAGTTGAGCAACCGCACGCACACCGCTACCCCAGTCACCCGAGGAAAGAGCGTTGCCCAGCTGCACGACGTTTTCCTGCGCCTGGCGGGTGCCGAGGCGCAGCTTGTCGAAACCGGTGGTGGTCTTTTCGAGCTTGGCGTAGTCCTTGTCGATCTTGCTCAGGGCAGTGTTGTACTGATCCTGGCTGATGCGGCCGGCATCCAGGTGTTTGCCCAGTTGCTCGACCTGTGTGTCCAGCTTGGCCAGCGCGCCGCGGGCCGGGTCAATCGCCCCCAGCAGGCTGTTCAGCGCTTTCTGCTCATCCATCGCAGACTTGGCCAGGGCGATTTGCTGCTTATCGAGCTGCGCCGAGATCTTCGCTGCCTCGGCCTCGCCATAGGCACCGGTCTTGGTCAGCTTCGCCAGCGCGTCACGCTGCTTTGCCAGGTCCTGCGTGGTCTTGGCGCTGGTGGAAAGCGATTTCTCCAGCGCCTGCATTTCGTTCATCAGGCTGACGGCGGATTGCTCGGCCCGGCCGCCGGCCTTCGCCATTTCATCCAGGCTCGTTTTCGCCTGGATTGCATCGGCCGAGTCGATCTTGACGCCGAGCTCTGCGATATTCACGATTTAGCAGCCTCGTCTATCCACGTCAGATTCTTCACTACAGACCAGATGGCGTAAGTCGAGACGCCGTAATCAATAGCAAGTTGTGTTTTGGTAACTTTCCCAGTTGCGAATGAAGCTCTTATTTCGGAGGCCTTAACCTGGCTGAGCTTTGTCCTTCCGCACGCCCTTACTGAATTTTTGATTGATTCTCGGACCTTATCTGTCCTGGGCACGCCTTTCATCGAAGACTCAAGCCCCTTATTCCATGCCTCTCTGCCGACATTGGCGGCAGATATCTTTTTCCTTGCCTCGGCCGTGTGCGTCTTTCCAAAAAATGGATGAGCATCACCTCTCTTAACGGAAAGCATGAGACGGTCATAGGCGTCTGGGTTGTTACGAAAGATCGGCTTACCCATTCGTTGAGCGCTCGCCGCTGCACGTCTTTCAGGTGTATGCGGAATGCATGCACGTCCAGCCACCGAAGACACGTTCATACCGCATACAGGGTCTGCGGATCGGTAGAAGTCCATTAGGGACTGCTCATAAAAGAGCAGATTTTCTTCATCGCATATCAGCAAGAGCTCAGCCTGAAATACTGATTCTCCATATTTGTCCCAAGCGCGCTGCATCAGCGCCGAATGATGAGTGCCTCGCCGAAGGTCGCGCCTGTGAAGATAAAGCCGTCTAGCCACTTCCTTTGAAGAGCCGATGTAGACCTTGCCGGTGGCTGAATTCGATATTTTGTAAATACCGCTCACACGCCTTCCGCAGATTTGGATATTCATCGACTCACCTTGAATAAGTGCCCGTGGTTACGGGCTGTTTTCCCTTTCCTCCGCCATAACGCGCAGGGCTTCGCCTTCCAACACCTGAAGGTCAGGGAAGATTTCAGCGAGTTTCTTTTTCTTGATGCCGAGGAAGCCGGCCACGTCGCGGATGCAGGTGTAGTCGAGACCGATCGCACCGCCGGCGCCGGCCCGCCACTGAGTCGACATCCTGTTGAACAGGTAGAACGCCGGCCAGTTGCAGGGCCAGACCTCGATCACTTCTTCAAGGTCGCCCGGGGCAAGTCCGAACAAGCCCATCAGTTCAGCCGGCGCCGCCGGCGCGTAGAGTGCGCGGGCGGCGTCCGTCAGTTTCCCAGGCGGGCCTGATTGAATGCGCTCTGGTAGGCAATCACGACCGCCTCAGCGGCGCCCTGGCAGGACGTCACCAACGCCCGAATGCTCTTGTCGTCGAACTTATCGTCGAAGCCCCAGCCGACTACCAGGTCCTTAATCTGCTGCGACTGCTGCTCAGTGTCAGCAGCAACGATTTCGGAAAGCGTTGGGCTTTCACCCAGGGAGGTCCGAGCTTCATCGCGCTTCAGGTTCCACTCATCAAACAGAGCGGCAAGCCCCGGGCGATCCCGATACTTGAAGGTGAACTCGATTTTCTCGGGCTCACCCCCTACGATCGGAATCGACACGAAGGCCTTGAACGTCGGGTTTTGGGCAATTCTGATCTTTGCCATGGGTTACGCCACCGAAGTCAGGTAACGGGTCGGCTCACCCTGCAGCGCCAGGTTGACCGTGCGGGTCAGCAAGTTGCTGCGGGACACAGCCGGCTGGTTGGAGAACGAGGTGAAGGCGCCGTAGAACAGCGTGTCGTTGCCTGGGAGATTCAATCGGGCCGCCTGGATCGTCTGACTGGCATCGGCAGCGCGCAGGATTGCGTTGAAAGGCTGGACCGGATCATCAGCAATAGTCAGCGTAAGCCGAGCAGCTGCCTTATCGGTTGGAAGTTCTCGGCCCTGTTTGTCCTCGAGGAACGCGATAGGAAGATAGTTTTGATCGCCGCCGGAGAACGCAAGATCGGTTACCTGCGGGATCTGCACCCAGGTCAGCACCTTCTTCAGCGTACCAATGCCGGAGCCGGCCGGGTAGACCTGCACGTCGGTGGTGTCGACCCCTTCGAGGGTGATGGCGGTGGCGGTCGCAGCCTTGACGCGCACAACACGATTGCCAAGACGGGTCCAGCCGGAGGTTACGATCACGATGTCGCCGGCAGAGAGCGTGCCACCCGTTACGGTGGCCACGGCCTCGGCCGCGTTGCTCAGTGCCGAAAACGGGATGTCCGGGCCATAGGTGGCACCGTGCTGGAAGGTGCCACCGTCTGGAATTTTGTAGCCCATGGGTATTTCCTCTTTGCAGATATGAAAAAACCCGCTCAATGGCGGGTTCGTGGGTTTGCCCAATGGGCGGGATCAGTTCGTGTCGGCTCGGTACAAGAACGAGACCGGGACGGTGTAGGTGGAATCGCCAGTGATGCCGGGCCCCGGGTCGACCGGCGACATCGTCACCACGGTGACCGAGCCCTTCGTGTCCCTGGCGTATAGCGGGAACAGGTCAACCAGTTCGGTGGTTATAGGGTTGGTCTTGGTCTTGCCGGTGCCCGCCGGCGCGATGATGCTGACCTGGAACACGCCGGTGAACATCCGGTGATCACCGCCGAGCGTGTTGCTCGCGGTGTCGCCCGGGATAGTGAAGGCTCGCAGGTAGGTCTCGCCCGCCGCCGGCGTGTAGGCCGTGTTCTCGAAGACGATCTTCAGCTTCTCCGACCTGGCAGTGTTCCAGGCGATGAGCCTTGCCTCGTAGATCGAGGCGATGATTGCGTGACTCATACCTGGTTGTTCCTGATGGCCTCCAGCACGATCTGCTGGAAGCGAGCCACGGTTACCCGGACCATGCCGCCGGGCGCTTGGGTGGAATGGCCGAACTCCAGCGGGATGGAATAGGGCAAATTGTTGATGATGTAGGCCATCTGTCCGGCGGTGAAGTCGCTCATTGCAGCGACCAGCGCGGCCGTGGTTTCCGCGCCGCTCGGGTCTACCTCGTCAAAGGTGACGCTTTCGACCACGCCGAGCGAGATGTGCCAGTTCGCACGGAACCGGCCGCCGACGTAGCCTTCAGGCGCCTTGATGTCCATGCCGTCGTTGAGCTTGCGGCCTTTCTTGAGCCTTCCGGCCTTCGTGAGGTTGGCCGGATCACTGCGCAGCGCGCTGTTGTGATCGTCGACGGCCTTGTTGTACTGGGTGGCCACTGCGTTCTGCGCCCAGATCTCCGGGTTACCCACGGGAGACATGCGGATCAGGCTGCTTCCGACCTCGATGATGATTTCGCGCACGCTGGCATCGATGGCTTCACCCGTCTGGGCGGCGAACTCGGCAAGGCTCAGAGCGAAGCTGCCGGATTGGGTCGCCATATCATTTCCTCAGTTGCGCCGTCCACGTCGCATCAGCCGGGTCGGCGGACAAGTTCATCACCCGCAAACCGTTGACGATATCGCCAATAGCCGGGGCAGCCGGTACCGCCGTAGGAACGCCAGCCTCCGATACGAACAGCTCGTTTTGCAGAACCAGCAGCTTCTTGTCGGTCGTCTGGATCAGAGAGCCGTCGATTTCCTTGGACAAGTAGCTGCCAAGAACGCCGCGCCCTATGTACGTCACGGTGGTCTCCGGCGTATTGCCACCCAAGTCAGGGTCATACTCGCCCGCAACCTTGCGTATGCCTGTCACCGGCTTTACCGCATCGGCCAGGCCATCAGGATCGTCGAACGACTCAGCCAATTCGGCCTGGATCTCTTCGCGCATGCCCATGATCAGATCCTTTTCAGCATCATCACGCCGGAGCGCTTGATCCAAGGCTCCAGAAGCGCCAGGGCGAAGTTAACACCGGCCGACTGATCGGCAGAGCCTGCCACGTAGGTCTTGCTCACCGATGTGCCGGACTGAGCCGAGACCGTCTTGCTCTGCACTTCCTTCTGCGTTGCCGTGTATAGCTTGCCCGCCGCCGCCTCTTTGGCAACCTGGGCGCCGGCTGTTTTGATCTCGGTCGGGACCGGATCGGGAACAGGCCGCTTAATCTTGGCCGTGAGCCAGGCGTTGGCCATGGTCACAGCAAGGACCGGATCACCGGTGCCGGCCCAGTCAGGACCCAGCGAGGCATCAACATCGGCAACGGTGATGTAATCGGTCATGTGCTTGTCCTTATTCCGCTGGCACCAGGGCCTGCAGGTCTTCTTTCTTGGCGATTGCGTCAAAGGTAATGCCCTTAGCGGTCAGCCACTCTTTCAGCTCGGGCACCTTCATTTTCAGAGGGTCGGTTTCCGGTGTTTCCTGCTCCTTGCCGTCGGAAACCTTGATGCCGGCGGCCTGGTAAGCATCGAAGATATCCGGTGCATCGCCATCAACGACCACCTCGGTCGCGGAGCCGATGACGCCGAAGAACTCGTTCAGCAGGCGGTAGCACACACCGCGCTCTTTGCCCGGCTTGTCCGTGTAGATCACTTTCATAAATCACCTCAAAAGCATCCCGGCGCCATACGGGCGCCAGGCTGTGTGGGCCGAATTACGGCGTGGTGGTACCGCTGATCACAGCGGCGAACGGAACCTGCTTGCGGCTGAACACACGCTGCCAGTTCGCGGCAGCGGCGTATTGGGTGGCGGTCGGGCTGAGGTTCTGAGCCTCGGAACCCTTCCAGCTGAAGCCTGCAGGCTGGAGGATGTAGGTCTTCCGCTCCCACAGCACTTCGGCACCACCGCCGTTACCGCCGCCCGGCTTACGCTCGAGCTCTACCGGAACCTTCGGCGTGCCTTCGCCGTAACCGAAAGCGCCTTGGCCGAAGAACACGGACAGGTACTTGCCCGCACCGTAAACCAGCGCGTCGTCCATGAAGACTGGCTTGCCGAGGTAGGTCGCCAGGATGATCTTTCCGTCGGAGTCGCGTAGGTACTCGATGAGGTCCTGCTTGACCATCTGGTTCATCACCACCGAGTGCACGCCGATCGCGCCGAACTGGTCGGCTGCGTCGCCGGCCGTAAAAGCGGCATCCTGGAAGGCATTCGCGCTGATGGTCGCGCCCGCGTCAATGACCATGTCACCGCCGTTGTTCGCGATGTTCGAGGCGATGATGCCGCGAGCCGCGCCCAGGGTGTAACGCTGCCACTGGCGGGTCCAGTAAGTGCCGAAACGGTTGCGGATCTGCTGCTGAGGTTCGGTGTTCGCCAGCTCAGCAGTCAGGTCGGTGACGCCGTATCCTTTGTTGAGGTACAGGACGCGGGCACGCATGCTGTCCTGGGTGACTTTGCCGACTTCGCCTTGGTCGTTCGGGTCGTCGTTGCTGATGTTCGGAGCTTCATCAGCATTGAGATCCTGCCAGTAGCTGATCTCGGCGGTGCCCTGGCTGCCGGACGCAATCGCGTCCAGCACAGGGGAGCGAGTCACGATGCCCGACTCGTATACAGCAGTCTTTTCCGGGCTGTTAACCGGCGCCAGGGAGGCGTAGTAGTCACCGACGAAGATGTCGGTCAGTTGGGTAGTTGCCATGGATTAGGTTCCTTTGGTGGCCTGGATTTTCTTGAAGAGCTCGGGGTTGTCACGGGCGATCGCAGCGCGCTCGGTTTCCGTGTACTCGCCCCACTTTTTCGTGGCCTTGCCACCTTGATCGCCGGTCGGACCGGCACCCTGAGCCCTTGGCCACAGGTGTGTTGCTGTTTCACGCAGAGATTCCGCCCATTCGAGCGGCGATAGCGGGGTCTTCCCGTCCTTCCCGTAAACGACCTCGCCGTCACGGTCGGTGGCAATCGCCTCACCGTCTTCACTGAGTTTGAAAGTGCCCCGGGCGCGCAGGATGATGTCCTCGGCAGCCTCAGGGAGCGCGCCGGCCTTGATGGCAGCAGCGCGGATGGAATCGGCCAACACCTTGTCGCTGTACTTGGCGGCGAACTGCTCGGCCTTGTCGGCACGGGCTTTCTCGGCGGCCAGCTTGGTGTCGTAGTCGGTGCGCAGGCGCTCTGTGCGGCGGGTGATGACCTCGTCCAGCTTGCCCTCGGCAATCAGCTTGGTCTCTTCATCCTGGCCAACCTTGGTCAGCAGGCCCTTCACGGCTGCGATGTCCAGGCCTTCGAACTGGGTCTTGAAGCCGTCCAACTCGGTTTTGGTGGCTCGGAGCGAGCCAAGTAGCTCGGTGTTTTTATTCTTGAGGCCCAGGGTCGCAGCCTCAACGGCCGCAGCAATGGCGGTCTGAACTGCCGGGTCTTCAAGGTCAATCTGGGTTTCGTCTGCCACTTGGTGCACCCCTTGGGTTTGGTCGGCCCGCTTTGCAGGCATAAAAAACCCCGGCGTGGCCGAGGTCTGAATTTTGGTAAAAAAAGGCCTGCGCGAAGGCAGGCCGATAGAGGAGAAAGTCAT